TTAGATACATATTGTATCTGCATTTGACCTACTTTTTCTAATCAGTCGGGAATTGCAATAGCCATTCCTTAGCTCTTGGGGTCATACCCTTCCAAGCCGACCAATCAATACCGCCATTGGTCATATAATACGTTATCTCTGCGTTTGTTACTGGGTCGAATAACTCTTTGTTACTCTTTAGGTTAAATTTCTCTAGTCTGTCTGGACCGAGATTTCCAATCATGTTTATCTGGAATACTCCGTAAGAACTATCTCCAGTTTTCTTATTCCCGTTATATGCAAGCGGTCTTCCATTAGATTCACGCTTTGCTATGGACCAAGCTTTTTTAAGGCCTTCTCCTTCGAATCCTACAGTCTTGAGAAGTAGAACTAGCTCTTTGTCTGTAAGCATCTCAGATGACTTGTAAATTTCTTTACTAAAGCTATCTAAAACTTCTTGCTTTAATTGGGCTTCAGTTTTCACTAAAGGTTTTACTACTAAGGCATTTGCAGGCTGTACAGGAAACAAAAATAATGTTATCATTACTATTGTAACCAGGTTATGAGCCAAATCACTTACCTGTTGTTTTATTTTCTCCATTGGCATTTCCTCCTCTAGAGATAACGAACTATAATAGTAACATTGATTACCCAAGCCTGTCAAGCCAGTCAACTAGAAAGAAAACATGAATATATCTTATTATACGATTAAAGCAGGACTAAACCCAGCCGTTGGCTTTGGTTACGCTGGGAAAAATATAGTTAAATCATTAAATAATTTAGGTCATTATATTACATACGCCAATCCTAAAGCAGATATACAAATTAATTTTACACAACCCCACCATTTTAAATTACACAAAGGTCAGTATCAAATTGGGTACACCCCTTGGGAATCAACATCAATGAGACCAGACTGGGTTGAAAGATTTAATAATTGCGACGAAGTTTGGGCAACATCAGACTGGTGCGCTAAGGTATTTAAAGACAATGGAGTAACAAAACCAATATATGTTTACCCACACGGCATTGAAGATTTTTGGAAACCAAAACGCAGAGTAGTTAGTGAAGGTCAACCAATAAAATTTTTGCATATAGGGGAGCCTTCACCAAGAAAAGATGGACAGCTAGTAGTAGACACTTTTGCAAAGCTGTTTGGCAATAACCCTGACTATCAACTTACTTTAAAGTGCCATCATTCTAATACAACAAGAATGTACAATTCAAATAACGAATTTGTAACACCAGATACTATTTATTCAAATATAAAAATTATAACTGATGAGTATACAGAAGATCAACTTTTAAGTTTGTATCACACTAACCATATTCTCCTGTACCCTACATGGGGAGAAGGTTTTGGGTTTATTCCAATCCAAGGACTTGCAACAGGTATGCCAGTCATATCAACACACGATTGGTGCCACTATGAAAAATATTTAGGACCGCTTAAATTAAAATCTAAACTTACAGATGAGACTTTACCCAAATCTGTAGGAGACAACTACATTGGAAAAATGTTTAGACCAGATGGAAAACATTTAGAAGAACAAATGTACGAAGCAGTTATTAATTTTAAAGCCTATTCAGGATATTATTTTGCCCAAGCTGATCAAATACATAAAGACTATAATTGGGATCAGTTGACTAAGAAAGCATTTGAACATTTATTTAAAAAGTTTTCTTAGCCTCTTCCCCTATAAACACTTCTTTGGTAGAATAGGATCTTCACACTAAATTTAAATTAACCGCTGGGCGGAGAAACAGGTACTATAAAATGTCTAAAACTATTGCAAATCCTTACGAAAATTTCATTGCGTTATCCAGATATGCAAGATGGATATCAGAAGATAATCGCCGTGAGACATGGGGTGAGACAGTAGATAGATATTTTGGCTTTATGCTAAACCATTTAAAAGAAAATTATAATTATATTCCAGATGAGAAGCTTGTTGCGGAATTAAAAAACGGTGTATTTGAAAGAAACGTCATGCCATCTATGCGCTCTGTTATGACTTCAGGAGTAGCATTAGAAAGAGACAATGTTGCAGGATACAATTGTGCTTTTCTTCCAGTTGATTCGGCACGTTCATTTGATGAGACAATGTATATCCTTATGTGCGGTACAGGTGTAGGGTTCTCTGTTGAGTATAAGTATATTAACAAACTTCCTGCCGTCCCAGAATCACTGGAGAAGTCAACTACAGTAATTACAGTAGAAGACTCAAAGCAGGGCTGGGCTAAAGCATATCGTGAGTTGCTAGCACTACTTTGGTCTGGACAAATTCCAGCAATTGATGTTTCTAAGGTAAGACCAGCAGGTGCAAGACTTAAGACAATGGGCGGAAGATCATCAGGACCACAACCACTTATTAACCTATTTGATTTTACAATTGCAAAGTTTAAGAACGCCACAGGAAGAAATCTAAAGCCAATTGAGTGTCACGACATTATGTGTAAGATTGGTGAAGTTGTTGTTGTAGGAGGAGTTCGTCGCTCAGCTATGATTTCTCTTTCTAACATTAACGACATTGAGATGGCACAGGCCAAATCAGGCAATTGGTGGGAAGCAAATACACAACGTGCTTTGTCTAACAACTCTGTTGCTTACTCACGCAAGCCAGACATGGAACAATTTATTGCAGAATGGAAATCTTTATATGATTCAAAGTCTGGAGAACGAGGTATATACAATGTGGCCGCAGCTCAAGCCCAAGCAGCCAAGTATGGAAGAAGAGATCCAGATATACACTATGGAACTAACCCGTGCTCAGAGATTATTCTACGTCCTTATCAGTTTTGTAACCTTTCAGAAGTCGTATTGCGTGAAAATGATACAAAGAAAGATATTCAGCGCAAAGTAGAACTTGCAACTATTCTTGGAACATGGCAGTCTACTCTTACCGACTTTAAATATATTCGTAAGATCTGGAAAGACAATACAGAAGAAGAACGCCTGCTAGGTGTTTCCTTGACTGGACAATTTGGACATAAGTTTATGTCAGGAAAAGAAGACCTTGTTTCGCTAGAAGCTTTCTTGATGACTCTTAGAGAATCAGCAAGAGCAAAGAATAAAGATGAGGCTGGGAAAATTGGGATTCCTGAGTCTGCTGCTATTACATGTGTAAAGCCATCAGGAACAGTATCTCAATTGGTCGGGGTATCTTCAGGAATGCATGCTTGGCATTCTCCACACTATGTTCGCACAGTACGTGGAGCAAAGGGGGATCCAATTTCTACATTTTTAAAAGAAGTTGGAATTCCAGTAGAGGATGATGTTATGAAGCCAAATGATACATACGTATTTTCATTTCCAGTTAAAGCACCAGAAGGTGCAATTGTTAGAAATGATTTAACCGCTATTGAGCATTTAAATATTTGGTTAGTTTATCAACGTGCATGGTGTGAGCACAAGCCATCAATTACAGTTTCTGTAAAAGAAGATGAATGGATGGAAGTAGGGGCATGGGTATACAAACATTTTGACGAGGTCTCTGGAATTTCATTCTTGCCCCACTCAGATCACTCATACAAGCAGGCTCCATACCAAGAAGTAACAAAAGAAGAATATGAAATCCTTGTTTCTAAAATGCCCAACGAAATTCGTTGGGAGGATTTATCTTTTTACGAAACAGAGGATGGCACATCTACCAATGCCACCCTTGCCTGCAGTTCAGACGGAAACTGTGAACTTGTGGATATTTCCGCTTAGTGGTAGACTTATAGTATTCGGGTAAACCGAAAATTCATGGGCACCTTGCCCACGAGGAGATGACAAAATGGCTAAATTTGCAAAAGCAGATTTAAATAAAGATGGGAAAGTTGTTATGACAGAACAAATTTTAGCAGCGCTTGGAACTTATGCACGTGCATTTCTTTCAGCAGCTATTGCTCTATACATGACTGGGAATACCAGTCCAAGAGATCTTTTGATGGGTGGATTTGCCGCAGTGGCTCCAGTTATTCTTAAGGCTCTAAGCCCAAGTAATAAGGAATTTGGATTCGTAGCAGAATCAAAGTAATTTCATTATTAGGACTGCTCCTGTGCTAAAATTAGTACAGGAGTTTTCCTATTTTAGGAGATATTATGTCAGCGCAAAAAAATTTTGAAATTGATCAAAATACTACATATTCATTTATTGTCGAATACAAAGACAATGCTGGACTTCCAATTGCGCTAACCTCGGCATCTGCAAAATTGCAGGTAAGAGATGCAAAAGGCGGATCTAAGTTAGCATTTACTTTGTCCTCACCAACTGGCGGAATAGTTCTAGATCAACCAGCAGGCAAGCTAACAATTACAATGACAGCAGCACAAACCAATAGTCTTTTTTATCCAAAATCTTCTTATGATATTATGGTAACAGATTCAAATGGAAATAGAACAAAGCTTCTTGAGGGATATATAACTTTAAGCAGATCGGTGACAATATGAGCGTAGAAAAAGTAATAGTAACTGAAATTAAAAATGAAGTAGTTATCTCTGCTTCTGGCCCGCAAGGTCCTAGAGGAAAAACTATACTCAATGGAAACGGCGCCCCATCAAATAGCCTAGGCCTCGAAGGTGATTTTTACTACGACAAGTACACAACTAGATTTTATGGCCCAAAACCAAATGATTTAACATGGGAAGGGGCAAACAGCTACCTTCTAAGTACAGGAACACTAACCTACCCATGGAACATTAATCAGGTAACAGGGCCAGTATCTGGAGTATACAGGCTTGAAATAACACACAATTTAGGATACAACCCAAATGTCACTATAAAAAATTCTGCAGGAGACATATTAGAAACGGGAATAGACTATAATAGTATTAACCAAATAACACTGACAATGGCACAACCATTTTCAGGGACAGCGTACCTGTCCTAAAGGAGAGTAAAAAATGGCAAGATTATTTGTAACCAACATTGACCTCAACAAAAATGAGCTACTCAATGCACGAATTCAAAATTTAAGTTCAGCACCATCAAGTCCAGGATTAGGTCAGATTTATTATGACTCCCTAAGCAATGTCATGTACTACTACAATGGGCTTGCCTCTCCTAATGGCCCATGGATGCCGATGTCTGGCTCCGCAGAAATTATTCAAGACCTAATTGGTTCTTCAATTCTTGGCGGAACAGCAATTACAACAACTTACAACGATACCGCAGGAACATTAACAGTAAAATTAAATGATACCGCCGTAACAGCAGGTTCATATGGCTCAACAACAAAGATCCCAACATTTACAGTAGATCAGCAAGGTCGTTTGACTGCTGCAGGTGAAGCAGATGTTGCTACAAATCTTTCAATAGCTGGAGACA